GCAGCAAACTTCACCTGCTTCATGTCTTTCTTGATTTCGTTTTCAAGTGCCTTCCCAAGTTTATCCAGGGAAACAGTAACAGAACTCATAATCTCACACCTCCAGATAATGTTCTTCTTTCCATTCTTCTATGGACCGGTGCCGCGTTCACATTCCGCAGAAACTTCTTGCCGGCGGCGGCGAACTTGTCCACGTCAATACCAACAACCTGCAACGCACCTCGGGCATAGTTTCGCTTATCCAAAGCTTCGTTACGCGGGCGCATCTTTTTATATCCCCACACCTGGGAACCCCTCACCCACCGCTTATAGCGCTTTTCCGCAGTAAGCTGTGCAAAGTACTCCCGATCATATTCTTCTGGCTTATTTGGGAAATGGCAATAGCCAGGGCCAGCTTCTTCAATGGATAGCCAATCATAGAACTGGTCCTTGGCTATGTCAACACCAACCGTTACCAACGTGGCATTCTGCATGGCGCTCTTCTTTGTGGCCTTAGGGCGCGTCACCAGCGGGCGTGCAAGTCCGCTCTTACCTACGCAGGCAAACACGTTGCGGCGCTCTCGCTTTGAAGTATAGCCATAAACGTCGGCGGTATGGTGACCACCCGAGTCTATAAGCGTGGCGGCAACATAAAGATTCTCATCCATTGAATTCGAATAGGGAGCCATAAGAACAGAGTCCAGAGCCTCCCACACAGCGGATTCAGAGGGATTGCCAACAAGGATTTTATTGGTCACTCCCCAATTTTCAAGACCCCTACCCCATCCAACAACTTCCACTTCCAAACGGTCATCCTGAACGTCAACTCCAGCAGTCAGCACAACGGCCCCGTCCGGAACTTCAGCCTCGTAATCCTCGCATCGAGACATCAAACCGTTCGGATCAATTACCTTTCCGTCTTCAAGGCTCCAAGCTTCGCCAAGAACGTTGTTGACGAACGATTTCATCTTGTTGACGTCTCCCTTGGAATTCAGGAAGTCAATGACGGCCTTTTCCCAGGAGTACCAGCCGAGCGGAGAGTATAGGGCGTTGATGTGGAAGCTTGGAAACTCTCCATCCGGATTTTCCTTGACCCACTGGCCCAAGTTCATCAGTTCAGTTTTGTGATGTTCGCCATATTCCTCACCACAGTGCGGGCATTTCATTCGCACGGTCTGCGGAAGGTTTCGCCCTTCTGAGTCGCAATCCCAAACAATGTTCGCCCATTCCCACTTGTGGAGCACCCCGCAATGCGGGCAAGGCACCTGGTAATGGCGCTGGTCCCCTTGGTAGAACATCTCCGTAATGCGGCAATCGCCCTCGGTTCCTGGTGTCGAATTCCAGAACAGCTTACGGCGCGGGAAGTTGGTAGTTCTTCGGCGCCCAAGTTCGCAGGGGTCACCCTGGCCACCACAGTCCTTAGGCCATTCGGAGACTTCGTCACCAAGGAAAATTCGGAACGGCGCGGAACGGAAGTTGGACGGACTGTTGCTCCATCCAGTGGTAAGGACACCGCCAGGGAATTCCTTGATGTACATTTCGTCGCCATAGAACAGGTCACTCATACCCATTGCCGCAATGGCAGGGTTAATTCGCTGCTTCAAGAATCTTTTCGCAGTCTGTTCCGTAGTCTGGAACTGACCAATTGGAGACGGGCAATGTTTTATGTAATAGAGGGCCGTATTGATTAGGACTTCGGTTCCGCCGATCTGGGAGCCCTTCATAAAGACAACATCCGTCGCAGAGCTCTGCGGCGAAAGCTCGTCCATAATTTCAACAAGGTACGGCGTTCGTTCATTGCGCCATCGGCCAGGCTCGCTGGAAGCGGTACCCGCAAGAATACGGTTCTTTTCAGCCCACTGGCTGATGGTCATATCCGGAGGAGGCCGAAGACCTGCCAATAGGTTCTCGGCCACATGGTTGACGTTCGCCTGAAGAGTTGGCGACATGCTGACACTATTGTCAACCATCGAGGATATTTTCCTCCGTCTTTTCGGTCAAGTCCTTCAGTGCGCCAAGACAGGCCTTTCGAATCTTTTCGCCGACGTAATGGTCCGCGTCACTTGTAATCTCGATGATCTTTTCATTAGGAATCTCAGCGCGGGTCATCATATCCTTGAAGTAGCCCACGATTTCGGGAGCCAAGTAAGAATAGATGGTCATCACCTTGTCCTGGATGTTCGCGCCAATCTGATAGGCAATGATAGCGGCCTGTTGCTTTGGCACCAAGCGCCCTTCCATTTCGTCGGCTTTGAGCTTTGCCAATCGGGCGTTCTGGAATTCCTTTTGAGCCTTCGATGTGGCAAGGTCCGCTCGTTCAGCTTCCGCGGATCCAAAGTCCAGCGGATCATCATCCGTAATGCCAGGAACAGGAATTCCAAAGCCAGGAGTAGGAACGTCGTAGTTAGGATTATGGGCCACCGCCTGGGCAGTCATGTTGTCATAGCCAGCCCGCTTTTGTCCCTGCGTCGGTATGGTAACGTGGCGGCGGTCCCGCGTCTGGTGATACTGCTGCGGACTGCGAATACGATGGAAGCATTCCTTACCATCGGAGTTTTCAAATGTATCTAAGCGTCCACTTTGCTTTGCCTTGGTAATCGCGGCATTGGAAACGCCACAAAGCCCACTGAGCGCCGAAGCGTTGATCAGGTCGCTATCCGGATAACTATGCTGAGTATGTTTGTAGAACATACCCACATTTTAACCTTTGCTTAACCGCTTTGGTTAAATTTGAACCATCTTATTTAAAGCAGGGTAAAAGAAAAGCCGGGAGAACCCGGCTTGGAAGTTTATTTCTTTTTAGCGAAGAAAGTCTTAAAGAAAACTGCAGCAGGCAATATAGCAGCAACAAAAGCCTGTATATTTTTGTCTTGAAGGACAAAATAGAATGAAGCTAGAATACAAGCACCAGAAAGAATGAATGCAAAAATAAGTCCTATAATGTTAGACCTGTTATTTGCTTTAATAGCCAACTTTTGATTTTCAATTGCAGCTCTTTGATTTTCAAGAGACGTTTTCTGATTCTCAATTTATTGCCGCTGGTTTTCGACCTTCATAGTTTCACGACGGCTACTCTCCTCAGCAAGAGACATGATCCTACCAGGAAGGTCTTCAGAACACTCCCTGTAACGAAACATATCTTCTGGAGCTGGCATCGGTCCACTATAGGACTCCTGATGAATCAAAGCTTTAGCCTGATTAACCTGCTGACTGTTTACGTTCACTGGATGCCCTTTTCTTTCAGCAAGTCGGCGTTGTTGTCTGTTAGACATTTGTAAGCTGCTTTGCAGAGTTTCTCATCAAAACACCTGCATCATTAAAACATCCAGACACGCCTGCCCATACAGACTGAGAATTCAAAGGATTAACCTTAGTCACTTCTGGAAGATCAGGAACCTTGATTTCAGACGGAGCAAGGCTCATAGAGAAACAACCAGCCAAAAAAGCCTTCATAAAATCTTTTTTGTTCATAGTGAAACTCCTAGTCTATTATTTTTCGATGCCAAATCTAACAAGAAAATACCTAATTGTTTTAGGTTTAGCAATTCAATCTGTATCAAATCATAGCATTTTATATCATTTTTTATCATTCTTTATCGTTTTATATCATTTTAGTTCATTTTTGTTCATTATTGTTCATCCCTGTTCATATTTATCGTCTCTACAGTGGATTTTGTCAACAGATTTATCGAAGGGCCACCCCAGGCCCCCTTAACCCAAATCAAAAATCCACACAAACGCCGGAGCGAGCGCGTCGGACTCACCCCATCGGCTTCAGGGTTTTGTAGCAACCCTTTTGACCCCGGGGGGACTACCCCGTGGGGGTACCGCAGGCAGCAGATCAGGCGAACCAAGCACCCAAGTCCACACCGACACCACCCCACCCCGCCACATTTTTACTAGTTAAAAGTTAAAGTTAAAAAGTAAAATGTACAAGTAAAAATAAAAGTTAAAACATTTGCTCAAATCCTTATTTTAAGCGTGTTCTAGCGTGTTTTAAAGGTTAAAAAACTTAGGTTAAACATACCCCACCCACGTCAAAAACTGACTCAAACATTAAGCAACGGCAAGCTATGGCAACCACACCCGTCACCATCCACACGGTTTAACCCTGAACACAGAAAGCCGAAGGAACTTGCGTTCCCCCGGCTTGCGGTCCATCACCCAATCCCAAAGGACTAGACGACAGTCTTCTTTGCCATTGCCAGAATCTTGTGCATATCGCGGACACTCTGGAGCAAGTCCTTCATGTCATCGATCTGCTGGGAAGAAACGAAACCACGATGCTTTTCAGCACAGGTTTCAATCTCCATCAAGTGTTCCATGCAGTGTTCTTCCAACTTCTCGAACAGATTTTCCATATCAACCTCCAAGGCGAGCCCTGTTACTTAAAGCAATCAAAAATCAGTCATCCTCTATGAGAAACTTCTCATGATATTTCAAGATTCTATAAGCAACAACCCTATCTCCAATCTTCGAAACTTCCACATCGACAATGTAACCGTAGTTGAACGCATTTTCGCTAGAATCAAGAACGGCCCTTTTAAAAGACTCGTCAACAGAAATAAGCTTTTTTGCATTCTTAGAAAATTTTTCAATAATACCACGGTCTCCGACACTGTCTCCAGAATTACGAAGTTGGGACAAAATAAGAACGGATTTTTGCTCACGAACAACATTAGGAAGATTATCCATACCATCTTTCGCTTCTGCACGTTGCTTGACAACACTAACATCGTGGGAGACGCCATCCATCATCACATTAACCAACGAATTCGGGCTATCCACAACAGAAATAACAAATCTAGAATCAGAGTCCTTACAAGCAGGCTCCACAATCTTTTTGAAGTTTCGGTAAGTTCCAGTATCAACGCAATCAGGCTTTTCAGAAGAATTCCCACGAAGATAGTTGTAGGCTTTCTTGATATGAGTGCCAAACTCAACAATGGTATTAACGTCATTAAGCATAGCAACAGTCCCAGCAGCAGCAATCAAGTCTACAATGACACTACCTTTTCTCACTTCGCTGACATAGAGCTTTGATCCTGGCTCATACCCTTTTTTACCACAGAAGCTAGAATACTCATCCGCAAGAGCAGTCATCATATCGGCAAGATCCGTAACCTCGACCGGTTTGGAATTATAAAGATGAACCTGAAGAATGTTGTCGTTATTCATACTCCCAAAGATACTCAAAACCAGTGGCAAGGTCAAGACTTGGGCGCCGGGGCCGCGCGGTGGCTTACAAATGGTCAGTTGGGGATTGATGGTGGCGCTTGGGTAGTGATGATTTGCTGGCGTCGGGAAAACGTTCAGGAAGGGGCGTGGAGCAGGCCTACAGTTTGTTTTTTATTTGCCATTGGATTGTGTGCGCCTGAGTGCTGCAGAGGGAGCAGGGGGCGTGTGCGCTTGGGTTTGGCGGG